TACCAACTAAAGTTAAACTAAGTTCTCCACTATTCGTATTTGAGCAATCTCCAGTTAATGATATTTGATAATTTATAGGCATTGTCCAGCTATTTGAATTGTTAAATTAACATTTATTGTTGAGATGTTGTATTGGTTATGTGTAAAGGTGTAAATACCATTATTATTTACAAATGTGATTCCATTATTCTCCAATGTTTGGGTCACAGATGTAAAGAATGAACTAATTTCAGCATATAACGATTGCTGTGTTATGTTATCAATTGGGGTATTTAATGGAATTGGGGATGGTGACCCAATAGTAATTATTGACCCCTGAGACAAAGTAAATGTAATTGAATAATTGTATCGATACACATAAACTGGTGACCATGTTAATGTAAAAAACCCAAAATTACATAAACTTGCACTATTACCTATATTTTGTTGTGAAGTCGTATTATAAACATTAACAAAATTATCATACCAATTAGTAGAATTAAACTGATTAGTAGTAAATCCTTGTGTTACTACCACCGGCGGTGTTTGTGGAGTTGGAGGTGTTGGTGGTGAGGTAGGTTGTACTGTTGGAGGCACAGGTTCAACAGGTGCCACAACTGATGGTCCTTGAGTAAATTCAATAACACTATTACAACCTCTTTGTCTTCTATAAACAAATTTTTGTCTGTGAAAAACTGAATTCTCAAATTTGGTCCCCGTATTCCATATGGTAGTTGCCGGAATGAATTGTTCAACCATTCTAATCCAATAATCACCAACTTCATTAATATAGTTAATCATATTTTGGTATGTGAAATTATTATTTTCAATACCAACATCCTGACCCATTGTTAAGTATTTGTAAAATATCGATTGTAAAGTTGGATATCCTCCAGTCTTTCCGTCTGAACCATACTGTCTATTTCTTGTGTTAATAGTATTCAACCAAAAAGTTTCATAAAACTGTTGGAAGGTTTCAACCTGAGGTTTTGGGTCAATAAATGTCCAGTCATTACTACCAGGTTGAGGATACGGTGTTGATAAACCTGTATAAGGGATTGGGTAATCTTTTGTATTTGATAGATACCACACATCATAAACCAACGCTTGAGCGGGATTCATGAATAATTCAACATTTTTAACATTAAGAACTAATTTATCATCACTAACATCATATAGAGTATCAAATCCACCCCCTAAAGATGTTCGATAATCTGAATCCCCCTGACCCCAAGCTTTTTTATTATCAACTTCTTTTGTTAATGAAAACCCAAATCCTAAGTATGGGAAATTTTGGAACCTATCCAAGTATTTCATACCATAAGTGAATGGTTCCAATTGAGTCTGAACGTCAAAGTTTTGTCCTGTAAATACACTTGTTGTTCGATTTACAATTTCAGGACTTCTATGTTGTGGAGTTGCTTCAAACCAACCTTCTCCTTTTTGAAAATAGAAATCATTTGTATTTTCAGGTGGTTTTGGAAACCCATTGGAGTCTAAAGGGTAGTCACTTAATGTAACACTAATGTCAGTATAACTAGTAGTGGATGTAAATGCAGTATATGTCACACCATAGAAACGGTATGTGTTAGTTGGGTCATAAACAGGTGTTGTTGGTTGGTAAGTTCCTCCTGATACTGTTGAGAATAGTTCGTAGAATCTCCCTAAATTAATATTTGAGTCTGCAACATATACGTTTTCATTGAATTCCACAAGAGCCTCGGGAGCTCCTATCATTTTAAGCAAACTATCAATTGCTCTTCTAGTTCCCTTTGATTTATAAAGATATGCCGAATTAATAATTAAATTCCTATAGAATTGGTCATTTAATTCTGATACCGTAATACCATCAGAATAACCCGGAAAATCATTACTTGTTGTTCCATATAAAGAATCAAAAAATCCTTGTGTCGTCAATGGTGAAACAGAATTACTCCACCCTAAAGTTTGAGCCAAATTGACAAGCAAACCTGATGGAATATCGTCACCAACATTATAATTCACAGAATTAACATATCCAATTGCATCAATATATTTTTTTGTTTCGTCAAAACTTCTTCCGTAAATCTTTAATACCTTATCCATTTTATTATCGTCGGTATCGAATTCTTGGAACGAACTTGTAACGTAAAATCTAGAAACTAAATCTGTTTGATAGGTATCAAAATCAATTGCTATTTCATTTAATTCTGTTATATAATCCTCAAATGCCGGAGTTCGTATATCTAAATTCCAAACACCGTCAATTGGCCATGTTGCCGTCTTATTTGATATAACAATATTTCCACTATCATCTTCCACAGGAACTTTAAAAACAGAAGTATATTTTGGTAAGATATATCTATTTAATAATAATTCCTCAACCTCATCGAAATCTAAATTATAAACCTTATTAACTATTGAATTGTTTGGACGAATCACCAAATAATCACTTGTAGATGACGCCCCTGAAAATGGATTACCTTTACAACTTAAAGTTAATGTTCCTGAACTTATACTGAGAGCAGGAGTAATAGAAATGATTTGATAGTATTGATTATTATAATCTAAAACATAATCAACATAAGTTTTTGGTAAGTTTCTAAACTCTGAAATCGTGTAGTCTAATGATGATATGTTTTGAGTTGCATAGATACTAAAATCAATTGAAAATGGATTTCTTAATCTTGTAACATCTAAAGTGAATGTAGTAAATGTCGAAGCACTATTATAAGTTATGTTATACGCAGTGTTACCAGTTGTAAGGTCATTTTTATATTTAGACACCTCAATGGCCGCAGGAAAATAATTAATAATTTTGGTAACCGCTGCTCCAAATCTTTTAACCAATGGACCATAATTTACAAAATTTGTAATTACAGTTTGGTCAAAGTTTGGATAAACTTTAAAATTCTTTTCGTAAATATTTGCACCTTGTTCAACACTACTGATACCCAAACCATCTAATGAAATTGGTTGAGAAAATACAGCACTATCAAAACTCCTTACACTTCTGTCAGTTCCCCCAACAGTAAATGCAAAATTACCTTGTGTCAGTCCCCCTCCTTGTACTAGTTGGAACCCAACTAAATTATCCGAAAAAGTTCCCTGACCCGAAGGTGTTTGTGGTGGGCATGTATATTTTATAACCGCCATTAACTACTTATCTGTTCAAAGTTTTTAGTGAAATCAATATTGTTACCTCTGTCTCTTCTAACTTCATACAACAACTCGTTAAATTGATTTCTAATTTCATATAGATTGTATTGTCTATAAATGTTATTTTCACCATCATAGATAGTATAGATACCATCTTCGATAGATTTTGTTTGATTTCCGTAAAGAGCAATTGCAAGAGTACTAGCATCATGTTCAACCATTTCAATCTCAACCATAGTTGGATTGAAGAATGTATGTGTGATAATTATCTCTTGTCCCTCAACCCCAATATATGGAGTCGCAGTTGGGTTATTTGTTCCAGATGCTGATGGAGTTAAAGTTAAAAAAAGTAAGTTACTACTTGTGTCGGTGTAAGAATACCTAATTGTTTGTCCAACACTATTACTAGTATTTGTATAAACAGGAGTGCAATAAAATGCCGATGTAACTATTCTAAAAAAGTTAGCAACTTTTTCCTGACCACTTAAATATTCAACTCGATATCCGACTAAACCTTGTGGAACGAATTTATACAAGTATTCAGTTGGGACATTATCCAAGTCAATGATAATACCTTTAACGTTTGGTAATGCCGCCAAAACTCCACAAGCCGCGATTGATGTTCTAATTTGAGGAGGTCTCAACATAATTGTGTATATACCCAATCTATTGAATGTGTCTGTAGGTAAATTAAGATTATACAGTCCTCCTAAAACCTCACTTGTGTATCCACCAGTTGATGAGTTATTAAAATATGGTGTAATAAGCGAACTTTCCAATCTGCTTAATTCAAAATTTTCCGTATCATCTCTAGATGGTGTATAATGCAGAATCATCTCTATGTCCGTACTCGAACAATCTGCAAGTCTCACCGTTCCATAATTTCCTAAAGCCATTTGTTACTTTTTTTATAAATAGTTAATTTATTATTTTAACTGTCCAAATTTACCACATTAAAATAACCATATCCGTATCTAACAACATCCCCAACACTATCAACTTCACCGATTCTTAAAAATGATTCGAGTCCCGAATTTTTCCCTCTCTCAATCTTACCACTCACTTGCACTTCAGGTTCGTCAATAACATTCATTAATACCTCATCTTTGGTTATCGCACTCATAACAACATCATTAATTGTCAATCCACTAGACACCGCAAAGAACATAGTTGTCCCTCCACTATAATCAACATATTGAATGTTGTTAATCGTATAGGCTGTTGCATAAGGACTAATTAAAGTGGTAACTCCCGTTACACCGTTTAAGATATTAACAACCTTACCGATTTGAGGGTATTTTTGAACCCCATATTGTAAAAATTCATCGTATAAAGATTCGGTAAAACCACTTATGGTATATGGAGTTAATGTGGTTGGTAAATAATTGTATGAGTCCCCTGTAAAGAAAGTGTCAATATACTCAGGAGTATTCGCCCATGAACCATTAAAGTTTGTAAAATATACTTTCCCTGTTGGGTTGTCGATTGTAATACCTGTAAATGGAACTTGGATTTTCTTTTGAACAACATAAGTCCCAATTAAGTTAGTGCCAGTAAGACTTATTGTATAAGATGAAACTGCGGTAGAATATGTGTGTGATACATAATCGGGAGATTTTACAGTAACACTCTCACTGACTCCGTCACCCCAATCAACAGTATAGTTCGTATTTTTGAAATATTTTAGACTACTATCGGTTGTAACAAAGAAATAATACACATATGGTTGAGCACTACTTGCACTATAAACAAAATTAATTTGTTGTCCATATTGTTGGATGTTCCCATCAAATACCGAATAATATCCAATATCATTAAATTCTTGTTTAAGTAGAATTGGAATAGTTAATCCCGTCAATAAAGATGTTCCGTTTGTATTACCCGACAAAATATTTGTCATCCCTGAATAATATCCAAAGTTAAACCCGTCATAAGTTTCAGGTCTAATTTCATCTTTTAAAACCTCAGGAGATATTTTTAACTTATAAATGTCCATCTTTAAATTTCTTTATTTTTATATTCATACCAAACTAATGATTGAATTTCTTGTCCGCCAGAATTTTTAAAATAATACGTTTTATTTGTATAATCTAAATTAAACTCATAGTATAATATATCATTAGGGATATTAAAAGGGGAACTGTAGTCACTTTGAGGTTGGGTTGAGAATATGGAAAATTGTCCATCGAGACCACTAAAAAATTTGGCCTTAACATAAAATTTTGTTAGTAGTGTGACCAACTCATTTTCAAAAAAATAAATATAATACCCCTCTTTCTCACCAACATGGTCCAAAATAAAATCAGGTTTTTTAATAATGTATTCAACATTATTATACGATTTAGTCTCAGTTTGCTTTGTTTGTCTTGGAGCAAGAATCATTGTAAAATAAATTCTTTGATTTGCCGGCTCCATAGAATCGTAAAAATCCAATTTGAAAAAAGATTTTTTAATTGGGTTTGTGTTAAAGAATATTTGATAAGCATTAAATTTACCATCAACAACATATGAGTTTTCATACCCATTACTCCCTGAGAAATTAAAAATGTATTCAATACTCGTCCCACCAGTCGTATTTGGTTTTGCTGAAAATCTTGTTGTTTCATAATCAATCGGTCTTGCCGCCACCTCATCAACAACCTTCTCCTGATATCCATCAATAGTGTCACCTCTACCCAATAAATCTAAATTCATTGAAAATGGTAGGGTCAGATTTTTATCTGTATCAGATAGTAATATTTTAAATCTATTCACAAGCATCGATAAGTGGGTCTTGTATTGAACCCGAAAGAGGACCACTATTTGTTCCTTCGGGGATTATTCTAAATATGAAATTTTCATATGGGTAATGTTTTCCATTCATGAATGGGTAATCTACACCTCTACCGTCAGTATCAATAAATCCAAACTCATACAAATCCCTCCATATGAATGAATTGTTTGTTTGTGAGAAAAATGCGTAATCAGGAACATTTGCAATTTGACCTAAGACACCTTCCTCAATATAATCAGAATAAACCCTTAAAGTGAATTTATTATGAGGTTTATAATAATACCCTTTATTAACTCCAATTGAAAAGTTATTTGAGTTAAACTCAAACTTATGGTAATATTCTGAAATTACTCTCTCAGTTTGTTCAAAATCATTCCATTCACAAAAATCTCCCAAAATCAAATCTCCAACATTTAACGCCACATTATATCTAAATGTGTTACTTCCTCTATTATATGTGTTAGTCTTAATGTTTGATAACGAATTTAAACTTAACCACCAACTTGCTGAGACTTCGTTAATATTGTAATCCCAACCATGTCTTAATGCTGGAGCATTTGTTGTATTTTGTAATTGAGGGTCTAAAGGATTGAACCACCCAAAATAACCTCTATTATAAATTGTAAAAAATAATTCAGTAACAGGTCTATCATTATTATCTTTTAATCCCAATAATGAAATAGGATTTTTTAATGAAACGTTATATGACCTAGAACCTTCTTTTGTCGCAATTCTACTTCGATTGTTCGGTGTCAATGCCACAGAAAAATACTTTTTAGTGTCTCTAAAACCATTCAACTCAAATCCACTATTGGTAATGTTGGTTTCATCATAACTTGTTAAAATTTTATGAACTCGAACATAATATTCTGAAGTAGTCTCACCACTTAAATCACTATACAACACACGTTTAAATGTTGATTGTTTTCCGTCCCAAAAATTCTCTTGTCCATTTGTTATATAATTAATATCCAAAATATTAAAAACAAACTCATCAGAATTAAATGTCCCGTCACCTAATAAATCAACTTGGAAAATATTTGTTCCGTTATATGAAAAATCTAATTGAACGTATTCATCAACAATTAATCCGTGTGGAACGGGACATCTCAACTGCCAATAATTTGACCCCTGAAACTGAACATATGACATAACATACGGTATCCCGTCACCTGATTTAAAAGTTATTGTTCCAATACCATTAACACCGTTGTTTGAAAACATCATATCAACATCAGTTTTACTAGAATAAACATAACTCGCTTGAGCAAACCAATTATAATATTGGGATTCTGAGTTCTTAAACTGAACGTGGGGATTATCTCCTGTGGTATATCCTGATATGTTATTATCGGTTCTTATAAACGTGAATTCATCGTATGTGGGAAATCCAGCCCATGGTATATTTAAAGGTTCTCCATTCTCATTTGTTGAGGAAGCCCTATAAAATGACTCATTAACATAATATAAATTATCGTTAAATGGGGCATATGGACTTCCTTGTGATTGAGCGAATCCTGAATAAGAATTATCAAAAATAAAACTAAATTTAGCAGTAGGAATATAAGATGTGCTTTGTTGTCTTTCTTTATAATATAATTCAGCCAAATTGATAATGATTGTTCTATTGAACTCATCAATTTCTTTTTGAGTATTAACTAAAGGAAAGGATATATTAATTCCAACGTCCTCAGCTCCCTTGTATCTTAGGTCACCCTTTATAAACTGTATTTTACCAATATCACTCATAAATCAAATTTGTATCGACATATTTTTGTCTGAATTTATCTAATGCCGTTGCTCCCGCAATTAACCCAAAATAGAAATAAAATGGTGTTCCTTGTGTAAAAGTTTTATTAGCATTGTCATCAGGCTGACTCACTGCCGTTGGATTACCTTCAGAGTCATAATTGATAATATAACCTTTTAAATATAATTGACCCAAATCAGTATTACCCATAAAATAATCAGAGATAATATTCAACCTATCTAAAGATTGGTATGGTGATGTGAAAAATCCTAATGTTTGGTCACCTTCATTTTTATACTCACTTGTCCAAAAATTATTATTTTGAGTTCCAAAAATTACTGTTGTATTTGGATTAAATGGTGGGTCAGTGTCCTCAATTTTGCTAACCCATTGATAAAACGGAACTGTTTGAGTTTTAACAGGTATTTGAGTATAATCATTTGAACTAATTGGGAAGTTAGCATTAACATTATACACTGTTCTTCTTGGTGAGATTAAATCCCTTAATCCATTATTAGATTCAAAATATAATCCAAAATTAGGGAACCCTGTCGCCCCAGCATTATCACTACCTAAATAAACAGAATTAACTGTCGAGTAAGCGTCACTTGTATATGGTTTAATCCCAAATTCTGAATTGATTGAAACCATTTGGGAATAGTCACCATCAACTAAATCAGGAGTTATGTTGAATAGTGTATTTGGGTTAAAATCCCATCTTCTATTATTAAAGAATGCTTGGACTGATGGGTCAGAACTTCCCTCGTTTGGACTCTCAGTCACTGGAATTAATAAACTGATAAATTTCTGATTAACAAAACGAGACAAAATAAAAATGTTTAAAATATCAGAAACATCATTAAACGTAGTGTTCGGTAATTTATCAATTATATACCCATCGTAATCATCATTATAAGATATCTCTTGTAAATAACCATTCTTAGGCCCTAAATCCATAATAGTAGTAGGATACATAAGTTGTCGAGCATTACCCTTTTGAGCCCCAACATTAGTATTTTTAGGTTGCCCAATAAACCAACCGCTTGTTAAGTTAGTATATTCAGTAACCGCAAATGGACTAGACCTATAATAGAAAGTGTTTTGACTATCATGGAAATAAATCAAACTTTTACAATAATTTCTAATCGGTTTATTGTCCTGAGTAAAGTTTGTAATATTTTCAAATGGAAATGCATATAATACACCATTAATCCAATTATTACTAAATGTATGTGAGAATACGTTAAAACATGCCGCAGTATTAACTTTGACTCTTTGTATCCATTCAACTACAAACTGAAAATCTCTATAGATAGATAATAAAGGTCGAGAAACTAAATTATAACATCCTGCGCCTTTAATAAAAATATCTTTAAGTTTGTTAGAAATTTCCATTTTTTCACATTCGGCACCACCTGTCTTTAGATAAGGAACACCATTTTCATCAACTCCATAACATCTTAATGGAACTGCTTTACTACAATCACTAAGTGATTCAATAATATTCGGAGTAATTGAAGTAGGTAAAACATCAGTATCAACCTCAACTGATTGTTGTTCTAATGGTGTAAAATCCTCAACAACTTGCAATGTACCACCTAAATCTTCAAATTTATATATTGCAAATGATGGATTCATATGCATTTGTGGATAAATTTGTGCAGGTTTAAATGATTCATCAGGATTCGCAATAAACCCACTATCAGAAATAGGTAACCTATCACTTCTCATAACAATTCTAGGTTTTGTTGGAGCGTATGTATTACCAACAAAATCAAATTCATTTACACAATCCATAACCATTGGGTTAAGGACATAACTATTCATATATGACGGTGAGTATGTTCTAGCAACCAACCCGTAAGGTCCCGCAGGATTAGGTGACCATTGTTGCTGGAACTGGTGGTCATTCCCACATTCTGTTAAAGTCGTACCCCATACTTCAGAACTATACACCCCATAACGAGTCCAATTGATATAAGAAAACGACCCTCCTTCAATATATTGGTAAGGTAGATAACCCATATACTGAACTCTACTATTATTATCTCCAATAGATTGATTAAGAATGTCATACCTTAAATAAAACTCCTCATTTGGTACTCGGTATAAACCTCGACATTTAGAACAATATGGAGTACTACTATCTATTCTATTAAAAAAAGTTAAAAAGTTATTATTAATACTTATATTATTACGAATACCTTTAAAGTCATCAGTCATTAATCCATACAAATAAGAAGTTGATGAATTAATTTCAATAGGTCCTCCAACCCATTGTCCTGAAGCCGAGTAGTATTTCCATGAGTATGAATCAAAATTCTGATACTGAGTCGTGTCAGGTTTGAACATATCAGTCCCATAAAAAAGACGATACCCTTCACTTAAATTATTTCTCCTATATTGGTAGGTATCCCTATTTTCCCATATACTATCATTAACATATAATTTTAAATTATTCTCACTATCCTCCCTGTTTCTTATAGGAACATTCACCCTTAAAAATAATTCTTTTTGTAACCCTATTTGGTTATATTCCGCATAACCATAAATTCGACTTAAATCGATTCTTGTTTTTATAAGCGGAGAATGAGGGTCGACTCCTCTTTGTAATATAACAACTCTTTGGGTTGAGCCACTTTTAAAATAATTTAATGGTTCTACTCTAGTTAGTCCATCTACCACTGTCGCACCATCCCAATATAATGGAGCATCAGTTATCATACCAGGACCACACGCACAGTTTTCAGTTCCCTGATAGTTACTTTGGTCATCGGGACATCCATTACCAAACGGATAAATCCCATACATTTTAACAAAATAAATCGGATTCAAATTAACCACAGCAAATGAATTAATTTGAGCTGATGGTGGATTACTGGCTATAAAATCAGATACTGACACATTTTCTAAAACTTGGAAGTACTCTAAATCCGTAGGATATCTATAAGTGTTATTTTCAAATCCTGTAATTTCTGTCGACCCGGGTGAAATAGTGTAATCAACATCCAAATTGTTAAGAGCATTAAATCGGCTAGCATATGTAACAGTAAATGTACCTGATGAAAACGTTATTCCACTAATTGTATTAATATTAGGGTCCTGACTATTTTGTGGGTTTGTAAAGGTTAGTAATGTCCCTTCAGGATAAACAACCTCAGCGCTAGGTTCCATCAATAATATCAGTGTATTATCATAATGTTTTTTAGTCGGATTTTCATCAGGTGCATACGTAACTCTTATTTGATTTGGACCCTTCCCTTGTATTCCCCCACTTCCAACATTTACATATCCATTAGTGTCAGGATATCCATCAATTGCCAATGTTGAGTTGTCATAATATCTATCTTTTAAACTGAACTGATTTAATTTTTCTCCCCAAGAAACTTGCGAACTAAAGAACATTGACCACGCATCAGGTCCTTGTGGTGTTGGATTATTAATATTAAGTGAATTTGTTTGATAGTAAGGAGTACCATAATTAGTTGTCCCTTGCTGTCCAGTGATTATTGTTGCCACTCCAGACCCCAAACCATTAAACTCAGTCTGAACATTCACATTTGACAATCTAGACGTGTTAGAACCAATTACATTAATAATACTTAATTGTCCTGCAACCGAATTATCATTAACATCAGTTTCAACAAATTTACAGTCACATCTAGTACATCCATCCTCATTATAAAGAATCAATGGTAGACCTAAATTTCTAAAAGGATTTTGTTTAAAAATATTTAAATCAATATCAGGTCTATCAGGACAATTTATTTTACCACCAATTAAATTTGCAATTAAATTTATTGCCTCACATATTATCACAACCAACCATATAATACCCTGAACAATCACAATTAATAACGCAATAATTGGCCACAAGAGAGCCAATACGTGAGTTGCAATTAAAACAAAAATTGATAAGTATTTTAAATATGTGAGTAAGAAATTTACAAAAACAAACAAAAAGTCTGTTCGATAATAAACGTCATTAGTTGGGAATTTATTGTAATTACCTTCACATGTTTCGTCTTGTATATTTTTAATCTGTACGGTATTTCTTATGAATTTTTTAGTCGCATATCTGTCAATGAATTGAGAGACAGTATAAACTTTATTATATGTAAATTCATAAAATGTGTCACCGCAGTTAATCGCTTCTTGTGGATTAGCATAATCCTCCCAATTTAAACTAAACGCATAGGATTGTTCAACTTGGTATCGTTTTACAGGTATGATTTCAATATTGATTGTTGCAGGTAACGTGTTATCAGTTTTAACTATTTCAACAGTTATAGTATCATTACTTGTAAATTGGAACATTGGTATTACGTCTTGGTACTCAGGTTTTTCAACACCGTTAAGGAATACTTTAAAACTTTCAACATTTTCAAACGTTGTTGGTCTTAGAGCCTTATCTGAAAATAAACTAAATAAAATTCCTCGACTGGTTTGCACTTCGTCGTAATTAATTGAACCCATATTTATATCATAGGTTATCGGGTCAATGTTCATATTCTCAGTATCCCACCCATATTCTTTAATATTTGGAACTAAATAATATCCTCGTTTTGTTTCCCCATTGACTCTATTTGGCTGGTCCCATTTAACTTTAAATCTATATTTAGCGGTTGTTGGAACTCCAATTGTTGGGTCATTTGATAAGACCAAATCACCATTTTCATCGTTATATACGTAATTTAAGTTCATAGGTAGTTCAACCACCCAATTACCATTACTATCAATAATCTTCCCGTCGTTTTCCAATCTATATTGTTCTAATACAGGTAATCCATTGTCATCAACAAATATGGTCTGTCTAATAGATTCAATCTGTCCCGGACCTGTCTTTAACTCACAATTATATCCAGCCTTTGTTTTTGACTTACAATTACCCCAATCATCTGCATTTCTTTTTTTCCTAATTTTATTTTTATCAGTATCAGAAATTAATGAACCCATAAAAATTGCCGTCGGTTCGAGTCTAATATTTGACTCCTTAGTTAAGTCAAAATCAACTCTACCAATGTTATAATCACAAACTTCTTTTTGACCAAAAAATGGTGACACATTAATAACCTTACTGATTGAAATAATTTGAGGTAAGGTGTCAATATTTGTTGAAAATTTAAATTTGGTCCCATCAACTTGGTCTTCTGTCGCAATTCCTAATCTAATTAAATCTTGTGGTGTTAATGAAAACTGTCCAATATCGGATAAATCAACTTGCATAATAATCGCCTGTTGTCCGAGAGGAACTCCGAAAATCATAAAGTCACCAGAGTCATTAGTCTTTACGGTGTATTTGTAATACTTGTCATAAATTTCAACAACTGACTTGTCAATTAAAGCATCTAATCTATCAGGAAATGTTCCTACAGGAGTATGGTTTGAGTATGATGGACTATAAGGTAAAAGATTATATTTGTATCCATCTTCATTAATATCTGTTGGTCTTTTGTAGGGATACAATGTGCTAATTACAGGATTATTCTCATCTTCTTCTTGTAATGGTATAAAAATGGTGACTTTAGCATTTGGTAATCCAAATCCATTATTAACAAAAACACGACCACAAACCACACCAAATCTGGAACAATCTCTCGTATAAATGTCCGATTGAAACATTTGAAATGATAGAATTTCTAACATCTCATAGTTTTGGTCTAACTTAACTTGTAGATTAGTTTCCGAACCTAATTGTGTTCGTATTCTATAAGAATTTTGTGACTGACTAACGATTGGCATACAATTTTTTAATAAATAGTTTAGGTGCTATTTTTAAAAAATAAATGGTGTTAGGATATTAGGAAATATTTGTTGTCGTAATTACTGCAACTTGTACCGTAATATCAACAGTTGGCTTTCTAACTTGGTAGATTTGTGTCGGTAAAGCGTAGATTGTTTCGTTAATTAATCCAATTTCTTTTGTTGTATCATCAACATAACTTTGGGATGTCTCGTCTGATGAGTATTCTCCTCCAACTTTATTGAAGAATTTAATTTCAGTAAGACTTAACACACCTTCAATGTTTTGTATTTCACTTTTTAATTTGGAAACATTAACGTTTTGTCCAAGTAATTGAGTTTTTGGGTCTAAGAAAGCCGCAATTGTTTGAGATACTTTTGTAATAACCGCCCCTTGTGTTTGAGAACCAGCAAATTGAGTATCTAAAACAACTTTAACATTAACCGCCAAATCAATAACTTGTGCCGTTTGAACGAAGATATAATCATTTATCATTCTATAGTTCGATAAGAATGTTGCAATGTTTGACTTTAATGTGTTTGACACAACATTTGATAGGACCCCGTTTGAGTCGTATGACAATATATTAATTTTAATTTTATTATCCTCTTCAACAATCGCAACTTTAGCAGGTGCTCCAAATTGTGCCGGCATTTTTTTAATTAACGTTTCATAGTCATTAATTGTGACCGCTCTATTTTGAGCCGAGAAATTATACCCAACTAAGTTTCTAATCTCTTCTAAAGACATTGCGTTTGACCCACCAATTGCCGCAGTAATATTATTACAAATTAAAGATTGTCTAACTCTAACATTTTCACTTTGTAATGGACCATTTACCGCAAAGTTTATTGTCCCTATTTGATTGATTACTCCAACACCAACATTTGTTTGTAATCCCCCACCCACTCTATACTGAATAAATAAGGTAGTATTTGGAGTTAAAACGGAACCAAGTGAGTAGTTATTTTGAAATTTACCTAAATCTAAATTAATTCCGTCTCTAGCGTATTCTCTAAGTAATTCATCTGAAGAAGTATTACCTCCACCAAATGTAACCTTTAAAAATCCCTCAGGAGTAAATTCCGTTATAAAACGATTATTTGTCTGAATATATTTACCAACTTTAATTCCAGGATTATCAGATGGTTTAGATGGGTCCTCCACAAATATTCTATCTTCAGCCAAAGCCTGAACCTCATACCATCTATTTTGACCACCTAAGAATTCTAATGTTGTAGGAACGTTTGAATAGTTTGTCCCTTGTTTTAATAAAACACTGGTGACACCAATAACATTTTTTTCAGGTAAAAACAACTCATAAAACGGACGAGACTCCAAATTAGTAATTGTCTTTTTATAAACTTTAGTGACACCATTAACAACAGGTTCTCTTTTAACTATTGTATAATTAATCAAAATATCATTAGTGTCGAAATTAGGAACGACCAAACGATTAGGATACCCGTCACTATCAAATGGAGATGCAAAATCAACATCATTCGCCAATTCAAATGTCTGTCCAGCACCCAATACCTGACTACCTCTTAACAACTTACCACAATAATCTAAGTTTTCTTTATCACCATTTGCAGGGACAGTAATTGATAAATCAACAACTGCAACTGATGGTTTTACACCAGGAATTTTAAGACCATAAGTCTTTGCAATATTAAATATTGATGACCTTTGTTGGGCATATTGTAAAACCGTTTCTTGTAAGCTTCTATCAATATGATAATTTAAATTATCGGTAACTGCTGCGTTTAAATCCATTAAAACACTGAAAACTGCAGCGTCATTAAAATTAGAAATTAAATCAGGATAATATTGTTTTACGTAATTTATAAGTTCAGTTCGTATTCCCTGAAAATCTCTTGTTGTATATGAAATCTGTTTAGCCATGTTATATATTGATAATTACAAAATCTTTAGAATTAAATACACTACTGTTTATAGTATAGTCAATTCTAACTTTAGCGGTATGTTCCAACTCATTTCTATTTGGTATGGTGTATATTCGATTACTCTCAACCGGACTTAATTCAGATGATGCATCGATTATTGTAATATTATTAACAATTAAGTTTGGTATGTATTTTTCAATTGAGTCTCTAATTTCAGCCTCAATTTCTGTGAAAGTAGGACCGTCTAATGGTTCAAAAATATATTCATAAAGACGAGTCCCAAAATCAGGTAAAAAGTATCTAGCACCCTTTCTTGTTAGTAACAAATGTATTAAATCAGTCCTTATCTCTTCATTAACCGTGTCCGATAAATCTAAATACTTACCGTCAAAAGAATCACGAAAAGGGAAGTTAATACCATATGTTTTTCCATTTGCCATATGTTATAAATATAATGTCGAGTTTTTTTCAGTAAATCACATATAAAATAAAAATCCCGACGAATCGGGATTTAAAATTTAAGATGAACATCCAAAACAATCAAAATCACTATTCTCAGGTTTTGGAGGTAAATTCATATAACTGTAATCTACCTTTGGTGGTTCAGGAGTTGGATTTGGTTTATTGATTTTTGAAACATCAACCGCCAAATGTTTTGCCCCTGTTGAAATCGCTTTTGTTCTAACATAGTAACAAAGTGTTTTCAAACCTTTTTCCCATCCATAAAAATGTGAAGAAGAAATCTTTGACAAAGTTGGGTTACCCATATAAATGTTCATTGATTGTGATTGGTCAATGAATGGAGCTCTGTCAGCAGCCATTTCAATCAATGACTTCTGAGAAATTTCCCAAATCGTCTTATACTTCTGAATCAAATGTTCAGTTCTTTTAACTTTTGAATTGTATTTCTTATCCTCTAAATCGAGATAGTTATTGAAATTAATATTCTGAATTGAACCTTCGTTCATGATAATTTCATTCTTCAAATCTTCAGACCAAATTCCAATCTTCTCAAAGTCGTTAATTAAATACTTATTCACAATCATAATCTCTCCACCAACCACACGACGGTTAAAGATTGCCGAGTGAGCCGGTTCTGTCATTTCATATGAACCTGTAATCTTAGCAGAAGATGCTACAGGCATTTGAGCCGTGAATAAAGAGTTACAAACACCATATTTACTAACATTCTGTTTCAAAATACCCCAAGGCCATCTTCCTGACAACTCATCTTCATTTAGTCCCCACATGTCAAATTGGAAATTACCTTGTGACATAGGAGAACCTTCAAAGTGTGAGTATGGTTTGTATTTACCAT